TATTTTAGAAGCAACTGTGGACAAACTATGCGAACTAGGAAAACCGTTACGTATAAGTTTAACAGGTGGCGAACCTTGCGTACATCCTGATATAGAAGATTTATTAGAATACTTCAAACGCAAAGATATATTCTGGGTAAATTTAACTACAAACGGCACTAGAGGGTATCAGTGGTATCTTAATAACGAAATATTTTTTAATCATTTAGTGTTTAGTCTACACTTCGAACACGAATGGACTCGCATAGTTGATACTATATTAAAATATTACGACAGCACTGAACGAGAGTTTTTTGTTAATGTAATGGCACATCATGATAAGATGGATCATGTGAGAACTGTGGTTAAAAAATTCAGCGAAATAGGAATCAAATATGCCGTTAGAAGAATACGCTGGACTGAGGGAGATCATAATGTGTTCGATGATCTACGATATAACGGTGATGACTTGCAATGGATTATTGATCAGGATGCTACGGTTAAACCAAATTGCAGAATAGATGATTCTCAAATTATTCATGCCAACGATGTAATTAAAACGCATATGAATCAATTTAAAGATTGGCAATGTAATGCAGGACTAGAAAGTCTTATGATTAATTGGGACGGAGAAGTGCATCGTGCTACTTGCCGAGTTGGCGGCAGTTTAGGAAATATCTACAACGGAACATTTTTGATGCCGACTAGTCCTATTATCTGCACAAGAGATAACTGTACGTGTGCTGCGGATATTCCGTTAACGAAATTTAGAGATGTGGGTGTCGGGTTGACATGAACAGTCATCCTTTGGACATATTACAGAATTCATTCCTTGAAGAAGAACGCCACACGACCCTCTAATAGTACCGTCGTGATTTATTAATATAGATTCGACACCTAACATACAATTCCAGCCTTTAAACTTATTCCAGTTGTTAAGTATAATTGTATGAGGTTTTGCAACTTTTGCTGTATCGTTGTCAAATAATATAACACTCTGGTGCAATTTAAAATCATCGATGTGTTTTAATAATTTACTGCTGTCTGGAATACGTTTTATACTGCTTTCTAGATAGGCTATTTGTTCTATGGTATAAGAATCAACTCCGTGTCCCAGAGCATCGACAATTTCTTTAGTTTGTATTATCCAGGGATGCTTACTAGACATCATAGCATTCACTGCATCGACACACTTACTCCAATTTTTAAAATCCATTAGAACAAGCGTTGTGACTTTAAGTTCTTGTTCATATAAAAAATCTGCAACAGCGCAGTGATGTTCTATATCAGCATATTCATGATGAAAACTTAATGTAACATCATCAAAATACAGATAATTATTCTTCCACCATTCTAATGTTCTAGATCCGTTGGTAACAAGTGTAATAAAAACATTATGAGTTTCTTTTAATTGTTTGCAGAAGTTTTCTAATTTTGGCCATAGTGTAGGTTCGCCGCCGCCGGATATCGTTAAATGGAATTTGTTTTTCCCTGCCTGTTTGTATTGATCGAATACATTTCTAAAATTTATCAGTATAGAGTCTAGATCTTTAGGATATCTAAATTTTCCATCGTGTGTGCCAGGCCAACAATAGGAACAATTAAAATTACAAATGTCAGTAGGAAAGAATCGAACCTGTAACAAATCGTCATCTTGAGTTGATATAATTTTAATCGGAATCATAAATTTTTTAGTTCTGGGAATACATTAGTATAGCACGTTCCTCGGACACTATCTGTAGTAGTTAGATAATCGAGTAACGTTGGAATTTTATGAGACCAATCTTCGGATACCATATAATGTACTAATCCTTGCCAACGTTTTAAACCATAAGGATTGTTTTGAAATTCTGCATTCTTCGATTGTCTAAAACAAAAATAGTCAATTTGTTCTGCCACTTGATCTTTCAAGTGCTTAGGTAGTACTCGCACATTTAAGTAGCTAGGAAGGTATACTAAGTGCGTACCAATTAGGCCAGCGCCGTACGGAGCCTTATTAATTTTTTTAAAGTTTTTAGCTTCTTTCCAATGTACTAACTCTGTCACAGACGATACGTTTAACAACTGCACCGCACATGCTATGTTTACAGTAATGTTATCGGGAGTATCATCTAATCTTTCTAAATTTGCAACAACATCATTCCACTTGCTAGGATATCGAATATAGTCGTTACGGTCGCCCACAGCATCTACACTAAAGTTAAATTTAACTTCTTTAAAATGTTTCCACAAGTCAAATAATTTTTCAGGTAATTCTAATCCATTACTGTTATATCGTAATACACAATTTTCTGCATTACCTGTTTCAACCATGAATTCTAATATTTTATAATGCTCTAGAATTAGTAACGGCTCGCCGCCAGCGAAGTATAATTCTTTAATAAACGTTGCCTGCTGTTTCATTTCGTTAAGAAATTTATTATTCTGATACCAAGTATAATCTCTATTCCTATCGTCCCATTTTTGATCTTTTATCAATTCTAGTGTTTTATATTTAGGATATTGTAATTTCCATTCTTTGATCCACGAACTGCTATCGTGAGGGCTGCACATAATACATTTAAGTTGGCACAGATTCCCTAATCGTAAATCAAAGTAGGGAATACTAACTGGCAATGATCCGTCTTCTTTGGTAGTAGAAACAATAGCATCAATGTCCAACCGTTCCTTCCAGACCACAGTTTCCCATTGTCTCTTGCTAGTAATACCTTTAGATTCTTCTTCGAAACATTTAGTACAACTAGCAGGAATCTCGTTGTTCATCATCTGCAAACGAGTGGCTTTCATCTGAGGTGAATTCCATACTTCTTCTATAGAATAATCTCGTAGATTCATAATATGACCATCTTGGATGACAAGACCGGATTCTTTAGAATCTATGGCACCGGCGCCACTAGCATTAGATGTACAGCATAATCTAACATCTCCATTAGGACGAGTAGCTAAATGTATCCAAGGCAAAGGACAAAATTTATTCATCTAAATTAATGGCCTCTAAGAATTGATCCGAGCACTTGCTTATTTCTGTTGCTAGATGTTTTCCGCAACTTCTTGTACATATAATATTTTTATTTTCTCCGGACCACATATCAGCCCAGATATTTTGATATTCAGAACTGTTAACAATATCTTTTATACTGCGGTTTAATGTGTTTACTTCACCGAGATACGCAACCATATTTTCATGCTGCTCTTTGATTTTTTTTCTTATCTCAAAAGATGCATCTTCTGAAATATGAGTATATGGAGTATTAGCTAACCAACAACAGGCATATAGATCACCATATGCATCTATGTAAACTTCTTTAGTTTTAAAAACTTGACATTCTATAGTAGCGTCTTTAACAATTTGTTTATAGTTATCGATAACTTTCTTATCAATAAACTTCATAGGTGTGTCAGTAGAAGGTTCGATATAGTGCGTGACTTCACCTTGACGATTAACTGCCTTTACACGTGGCTCAATCACAAATCTCGAACTTGCCTTTAAATTAAATCTAATAAAGCCAAGATCCTTTGCCAGTTGCTGTGCCTCTTCTACTTGATGCTCATTGTGTTTAAATTTAATAAATGCCCACTCTGCTTGGCCGCCTGCTGCAATAAATGATTTAGCATTTCGAATAATAGTATCAAAGTTAGTACCAATTCGATATAAATGATTGGTATCAGCGAGTCCATCTAATCCGAATGTTACTACATGATTTTTAGGCAAGGCTTCTGCTAGCTCGGCCCACCACTCTGCTTTACGGGCACCGCCATTAGTATGCATATGTACCTGAATATCTGTTTTGATTTCTTTAGCATAACGACACATCTCAAGCAGGTCGTTATTCATCATAGGATCGCCAAAAGTTCCGCACAAATAAAATCCATTAATCTGCGTCAACACCTCTGGATTCATAATTGTTTTAAACTGTTCTAGGGTCCAGTCACGATTAACAATTAATGGATTTATGCCGCCACCGTTAATGTTACGTGAGCACATAGGACAACTGGCCTGACAGTTATTAGATATTTCTAAATGAATCTGAGTTAAATCATTAAATGTAAACATTACTCGTAATCTTTTATGAAAGGGAAGAGAGATTTATAATCGGTCGTTCTCTCTTTATCATACATTCTTAATACCCGTGTGCGCTCCTTAACTACCTCGTCAAAGTTGTTTAGGGTACTAGCCAGTTGTTCTTTAATAGTTGATAACTGATTGTATGTAGCAGGCAAATCCTTCCAAATTAGATAGTCTTTGCTTTTTTCTAGATATTTTTCAACTAATTTTATAATTTCTTCTTTTTGTTCTGTTTCTAGATAACGAATAGAAAAATAATTTGGATTCTCTACAAACTGTATATTCACTGTGTAATGACTTCGGCCCTGTCGAGTTTTTTCAAATTCATCAAAAATTGATTCAATATCGTATATATTGAAAATATTTAAAGTACATGAAATCTTAGGTTCAATTGTTGTTTTAAAATGCAATGTATCTATGTTTTTTTTAAAATGTTCATAGTTAGCAGGGAATCTTATAAATCTAAACTTTTCTGGATCTACGTGATCCCAACTAACACTGATAGTAGCATAATTAAAATGAGAAAATAATTTTATAATTTTTGGAGGAAGGGTAGTTAGGTTGCTGATAATGTAAATACCTATGTTATGAGCAACGCCCTCGTCAATGAGTCTCTCCATCAATAATGTTGTCGCATGATTAACTAATGGCTCTCCGCCGACAATTTGAATTTGTTTAGTAGCAATCAAGCCTGACCGCATCATGGAATAAAATACTTCAAAGTTTTCTGGAGTGAGTCCGGTCCAATCTATCTCATGACCTTCGACCCAGTCTAACCACCTCGGGATGATCTCTTCTTTCTTCTGCCATTTTATGATTTCTTCTTGGATAAGATTACTAGATGCTTGATTGCACATTATGCACTTTAGATTGCAAAGGTTACCGATTTTAATCTGTATGCTGCTAGGTATCGTATCAGTTAGTCCATTTTTTTCTAAAGTCTCATTGAAAAAATATTCTAATTCTTCTTCAGTATGATCTAAATTATACTTTTCACGGAAACTGTATTCGTGTTGGGATTCCATTTTCCAACAAACAGCACAGGTTTTATTCTGTACGCCGTTTACCATATCTAATCTAAGTTGCTGGAAGTATTTGTTATTCCAGACCTCCTCAAACTTATCTGTAAACATGTTTGCGGGCTCGCCGTTGGCGTTAGGTAAGCCCGGCTCAGTATGACAACATGCACGATAATCGCAGTTGTTTAGACTATGTAATCTTGTATATGGTATGATACAAAACGTTTTATATTTAGAAATCTTATCCATTAGCTAATCCAATAATCATAAATCTTTTGTACAACGGCAATTCTAGTTCGCCGCACCATAATATTTTACCAAGGCCGCATTGAGTTTTAAACTCTTCTAAACTATTAGCAATCCTAACATGTTCATCTATACTATAGTTATTACTTTGCAGTACTAGTAGACTGTTATACGGCATTCCGCTTAACCACAGATCGTACTGATCTTGAGTGATATGCTCGCAACTGGTATTGATAACAACATCAGCATCGCTACGGATTTCACACATATCTCCAGTAACGGCTCGAAACTTTCCAACCATCTCTTCAATCTTATTCATGTTGATAGCAATGGGCTCGCACGTAGGGTCGATGTCAATGCTACGGATATGTGTAACAGGTATATCGCTTTGAAATATCATACTAGCTAATACTCCAACCCACCCACCATGAATATCGATGCTAACAAACTTATTTACATTATTGCGTAAGTTCGTAATTAGCCACTCTTTACTTTTAAGTTGCCCCGACCAAAATGCATCCATAGTCCGCATAGGATCTGGACTTTGACGAATGGCTTGCATCCAGTGATGTAAGTGGTCTGTATCAATTTGCATAGATTGGTATTACTCTCGTAGTTGATAATATTTGTTTCTTTGGCATATTAGTTTCGATACTGCACACGCAAGATGTCTTAGTACAGATTGCAGGAACAATAGTCGGTGAAAAGTCTTTCACAAAAGTATTGCTGTACAAATTAAAATTTTGTAGATTGCCGTAGAGTAATTGTCCACATGTTCCAGATATAGTTCCATCCATACCTACATGCACCCAGTTCACTCCTACACTACATTCCCACCCGTGAAAATTATTCAATCGCTTCAGTAGTATTTCGTTGTCTTTAAATTTATGAGTTTTATTTTTAGAATCGACAACTTTTATTTTACTAATATGATATTTGTTATGTCTCCAGAACCATAGCCAATTTACTCTTCTAGCTCGATGATTCTTTATAATATTTTTTTGTTCTTCAGTGTATTGAACGTTGTCATGCACTAACTCAACATATCGAATAGTCCAACAATGTCGACTGTTTTTTAAATATTCTATAGTTGACATACAGTCATCCCAACAGCTAGGATCCATCATCACCGATACGCTAACCGTTACATCATTTTCATAAAGCATGTCACATATTTCTCGTAAGTGATCACGATTAACATATTGTTGGTGACAACTAATTTGTATTCTATCAAAATAAGGAGCAACCTGTTTCCACCATTCAAGTTTTTTTGAACCATTGGAAGTCATCGAAATTATACAATTAAAGTTGTCTTTGAGAAACGCAATGAATTCAAATAGCTTTGGCCAATGTGTAGGTTCACCACCTACAAAATGTATATCAATTTCTTTTTTATTGCTGTTTTCTAAATAGTGATTAATTAGATGAGCAATATTAGTTTTTAATAAATCTACATCCGGCCATTTAAAATTTCCTTCGTTGCTTCCTGGCCAGCAATACCAACACTTATAATTACAAATGTTACCAAGACTTAGATCGATATTTAAAACATCATCTTTCCAATTGTTGTGTACGCTGGTTATTTGCATTTTGGTATTTTACTATCTGCTGAACTTACACAACTTGGAGTAATACAGAGAGAGGGTTCCTTAAATAATTCAAAGTTTTCTAGTGTTCCTAATGATCGATCGTGGCAACTGTAGCTGCGCTTTACTTCATTACCTCTTATTATAACACTTTGATAGCCACTATTGCAAGTCCAGTCTTTGAATTTATTGAAGCCGAAGGCATTGAATCTCTCTGCTTGATCAAACAGGTATTCTTTATTATCTGCATCATATAACGCTATTTGATAAACATCCTCACCAAAAGCACGTTGAGGAAATCCTGTTTGCATCTTGGTAATCATATCCTCAGTATAGCCTTCTACGATACCGCTGGCTGTAGGATCGCTCTGAGGTTTGAGCGTTACATTGATTCCACGTTTATGAAAACGTTCCATACGTTCGTACAATTCGTAAAACTTTTCTGGCACCATTACTTGATTAATTGTAACGTG